ATTGGAGAACATCCACAACATACTGAAGAAATGGATAATTTGGTAGAACAACTAACTAACGCTAAAGACAAATTAGACACAATTAATAACTTTAAAATTTACGAAATATAATGGCAATCAAAAAAACAGATTTTAGTTCGATTAAGAAAAAGTTTTCATCGGACGCCAAATACAAACCACAAAGATTTTTTGATCTTGGTCCAGACTTTTTAGATGCGGTTGGTTTACCAGGTCCTGCGATAGGACACTTGAATATGTTGTTAGGTCATTCTGACACCGGAAAAACAACAGCATTAATTAAAACTGCGGTGGACGCTCAAAAGAAAGAAATTCTTCCTGTGTTTATAATCACAGAACAGAAGTGGTCTTTTGAACACTCAAAACTTATGGGGTTTGAATGTGAAGAAGTGGTTGACACTGAAACAGGTGAGTTAACTTGGGATGGTTTTTTCCTTTTTAACAATAACTTTGAATACATTGAACAAATCACTGATTACATTAATGAACTATTGGACGCACAAGAAAAAGGTGAATTAGATTATTCTCTTTGTATTATGTGGGATTCAGTAGGGTCAGTTCCTTGTAAAATGACGTACGAGGGTAAAGGAGGTAAACAACACAACGCAAGTGTTCTAGCCGACAAAATTGGTATGGGTATCAACCAACGTATTTCAGGAGCCCGTAAGGCAGATTCTAAATATGAAAATACCTTAATCATTGTTAACCAACCTTGGGTGGAATTACCTGATAATCCATTTGGACAACCAAAGATTAAAGCAAAAGGTGGTGAAGCGATTTGGCTTAACTCATCTTTGGTATTCTTGTTTGGTAATCAGAAAGGTGCCGGTACAACAAAGATTACAGCAACTAAAGACAAAAGAACTGTTAAGTTTGCCTCAAGAACAAAGGTGTCTGTAATGAAAAATCACATTAATGGACTTGGATTTGAGGATGGTAAAATTATTGTAACACCTCACGGATTTTTACCGGGTAAAGAAACATCAGAAGAGAAAGCATCAATTGAGTCCTACAAAAAAGAATATGCCGAATATTGGAAAGATATTTTGGGAGTAACGTCAATTGACTTTGACTTGAAAGAAGAAAAAGAGTTCTAACAATTTAAAAATTAATGTGTGATTAAGACACTTTTGGTAGATGGTAATAATCTACTTAACATAGGAATATACGGAGTAAAGGAGTATTTCCATAACGGAGAACATATTGGTAGGGTATACCACTTTATGAATACTATCCGTAGGTTTATCGAATCAGATAATTACGACAAGGTTATAGTTTTTTGGGATGGAGACGACAATGCTTCATTACGTAAACGTATATATCCTAAGTATAAAGAAAATCGTAGGGAACGAGATAATGAATTTAAGGTTGAATCTTTTTACAAACAAAAAGAGAGATTAAAACTTTATCTCGAAGAATGTTATGTAAGACAAATTGAAGTGGAGGAGAATGAATCGGATGATTTGATTGCTTATTATTGTCAAATTTCAACTAACGAACAAAAAACTATTTTTTCTGCAGACAGAGATTTAACTCAACTTATTTCTGAACAAGTATCAATCTATTCCCGAAACACAAAAAGATATTATAAGAATGGGGATAAAATTAAACTATACGAATCTGAAATACCTCATTACAACGTAAAAACTTTTAAAATATTATCTGGTGATAAATCAGATAATATTGACGGAATCTATTATTTGGGTGAAAAAACATTATTAAAATTTTTTCCTGAGATACTTGAAAATGCCGTTAGTTTTCGTGATATTTTAGAAAAGGCAGAAACGCTTTTAAAAGAAAACAAAGACAACTCAGCTTTAAAAAATTTACTAACAGGTAAAACAAAAGACGGAATTTATGGTGATGAATTTTTTACAATTAATGAAAGCGAGTAGTATTTTTCTTCAACTGTAAGAACCGATCAAGCAAAAGAAATCGTAGAACAATATTACTCGGAAACATTAGACCCTGATGGTAGGGGTTATACCAATCTAATGAAACTCATGATGGAAGATGGGTTCTTTAAGTTCCTACCTAAAAAAGATGACGCATGGGTTGAATTCCTTAAACCATTCTTAAAACTAACAAGAAAAGAAAAGAAAAATTATAAAGAAAAGTTATGAAAAACACTAAAGATCAAGATTTGACAAAGGTTGAACTTCTTTTAACCGTAAACGAGAACATCATCGTTCAACGTTTCTTCAACGTAAGAAACTACAATCCAAATGCAAAAGATTCTATGGAACTACAAGATGTGGTTTCAGGTATCAAGGATCATTTGATGAATTATTTAAAGATGAAGACTGTTGTCTATATGATGGACAACAAGTATGAGATTGAGACGAATCCTCAGATTATGGAGACATCATTTACTGATGGACCTGAACATTTAAACATCTATATTAAGGTAGATGGTATGACAGTTTGTCATAGAGGAATGAATGTAAAAATCTACCCACCAAAGGTAAGATACACCGTGGATATCCGCCCGCAACTAAAAACTATTTTATCCGATTTAACTGACATTTTTTCATCTGAAAATTTAACTTACGAATACCTTAATGTTACCTTGGCAGTCTAATATTTATTGTAAATAAAATTAAACATTATGAGTAAAAACAAAAATTTTGATTATCTCGGAAGTAGTTTTCAGTTACAATTAATTAACCAAATAATTCTTGATAAAGAATTTGCTAGGTCAATAATTGACGTAATTGATGTGAATTATTTTGAGAACAAATACTTTAAATTAATCATACAAATGATTAAAGAGTATTATTCGAAGTATGAACACACACCTACGTTTGATACATCGGAACAAATTACCAAATCTGAACTTCAACAAGAGTCGGCATCAAAAATTGTTATAGATACTCTCAAAAAAATCAAGGACGCACCTGTAGATGGGGGTGAGTTTGTTCAAGAAAAGGCGAGAAAATTTTGTAAACAACAAGAATTACAAAAGGCTATGAACAACGCCCAAAAAATTATTGACGGAGGTGAATTCGAAAACTACGATAAAGTCGAACAATTAGTGAGAAATGCTTTACAAGTAGGGGAACGAGAAGAGGGTGTTATTAACGTATTTTCAAACATAGATGAGGTGTTGGATGAGGATTATAGACATCCAATCCCAATGGGAATCTCAGGTATTGACCGATTATTAAAAGGTGGTTTGGCTAAAGGTGAAATTGGTGTTATATTAGCACCCACGGGTGTTGGTAAAACAACATTAATGACTAAAATAACGAATCACGCATTTAACTTAGGGTATAACGTTCTTCAAATATTCTTTGAAGACAACCCAAAAATTATTCAAAGAAAACATTTTGTACTTTGGACTAAAATTCATCCTGATGAATTGACACCTAAGAAAGATGAGGTGTTGAAAAAAGTTGCGGAGATTAAGGCGACGATGCCTAATCAATTAATCTTACAAAAATTACCGTCGGATTCATTGAGTATGTTACAAATCAAGAACATGGTTCGTAAAATGATTGCTGATGGGATTAAGATTGATATGATTTCGTTAGATTATATCGACTGTGTATTACCTGATAAAAATTTAGGTGATGAATGGAAATCTGAGGGTTCTGTAATGAGAGCGTTTGAAGCGATGTGTCATGAATTAGATTTAGTTGGATGGACCGCAACACAGGGTAATAGAAGTTCAATCTCATCTGAGGTTGTGACAACAGACCAAATGGGGGGTTCAATTAAAAAAGCACAAGTAGGACACGTTATCATTTCAGTTGCTAAAACATTACAACAAAAAGAAATGAAGTTAGCGACAATGGCAATAACAAAATCACGTATCGGTGATGATGGTGTTGTGTTTGAAAATTGTAAATTTGATAACGGTATGCTTGAGATTGATACCGATTCATCAGTTACCTTTTTAGGTCTCGAAGAACAACAAGAACAAAAAAATCGTGACAGAATTAAAGAATTGATGGATAAACGTAAAGAACGTGAGTCTCAAAAGAAAAAAGATGATGAAAATAAAACAGATGGACAATAATATGGAAAATAAAGTAGAACCAATTTTAGTAACAAATCCTGATAGATTTGTTGTATTCCCAATCCAATATCACGATATTTGGAAATTTTATACAGACCATAAAGCGGCGTTTTGGACGGCTGAAGAATTTGACTTGAGTGACGACATTAGAGATTGGGAAAATTTGTCGGATAATGAAAAATATTTTATAAAAAATATCTTAGCATTTTTCGCAGCGTCTGACGGTATTGTTAATGAAAACATTGCTGAGAACTTCCAAAGAGAGGTTCAATACCCTGAAGCAAAATTTTTCTACGGATTCCAAGTTGCGATGGAAAATGAACATTCATTAACATATTCTTTATTGATTGATACTTATATCACAGACTCTAAAGAAAAAGATGATTGTTTTCACGCAATAGATAGATTACCGGCAGTTCAGAAAAAATCAAAATGGGCGTTAGATTGGATAACTAACGCATCATTTCAGGAACGTTTAATCGCGTTCGTTGCGGTGGAAGGTATATTTTTCTCAGGTTCGTTTTGTTCTATATTTTGGTTAAAATCAAGAGGTATTATGCAAGGATTATGTGATGCTAACGCATTGATATTTAAAGATGAAAATTTACATTGTGATTTCGCAATTCATTTATTGAATAATCACATTGAAAACAGACCAAGTGAAAAACGAATTAAGGAAATCTTACTTTCGGCATTAGAAATTGAGAAAGAATTTATAACTGAATCATTACCTGTGTCATTAATAGGTATTAACCAAAATTTAATGAAACAATATTTGGAATTTGTGGTTGATGGTTTATTATATAAATTAGGTTGTAGTAAAGAATTTAATGTTGAACAACCATTTAAATTCATGGAACAAAT